TTCTAAAACAACATCATTCACCAGAATCCATTCCTTAGATAGAAAAAGCCAGAAGTTTAAACTGGCCTGGCCTTCTCCCCCCTCCCCCTTATCGCTATCCCGGCGGCGCTTACTGTCAAAGGCATAACCAGCTAAGGGCTTAATCGCCCAGGAAATCCAGGATGGTAGCTCTTCATCGATCCTTTTTTGCATCACTTCTTTTTCACGGGCTATCTTTTCCTGGATCCGCTGCCTGAAGAGTTCTTTTATCTCTTTGTTTTGGCGCATGACCCGTGCAGGCATAAATACTCACCCCCCGCATCTTGTTCAATACTGCTCTGATTCTTGCATAGCTATATTTATTTTACAGATTCTGACCCTTTTCCTGCCAATTGGCATTTCTGTTTTTTCATTGGGATTTTTGTCCTCACTCAATTAAGCTTGGCAGCAGAAACATCAGAGCAATAAAGTGGCCTGACACAGAATTTATAAACGCATATAAAAGCGCATCGTCAAGAATAATTAAAAAAGAGCTTCCAGAAATAAAAAAGAAATTATCGTTGTCTGGTTTTTGACATGGCTTTCTTCTCCTTTGCCATTTTGTTTTTATCTTACCAGACTATCCGAAATTATAGCACCGACCCCTGCACCAATCTTATGCGTCATTTTTTCACTGGCTTAGAACATCATAAAAACGGCCTTATCCGTCTCTTTCCCATCAAAAGCGTCGCATAATGGTAATTATGTGACTAATTGTTTAGTATCCAAACTTATATAATATATACGGGATACACCCGATAAATGCCATTATTGCAATTACAGCTATTGTTATAATAGACATGATGAGTCCGTGTTCGGTTGTGCCTCGCCCTCTTTCATCATCAGCGAATAAATTTCTAATTGCTTTCAAAAGAACCCCTCCTTGTTTCCTATATACCGGATTTCAATGGCCTGTATTGCTACCCGGCAATTATCGGCATCCAAATGGTGAAATATATTACATGGATTCGTCTAGCGTACAAAACTGGATACATTCAGCACACGGCTTGCCGCACCATTCCGGATGTGCCATTTAGAACGACCTCCTTTTTTTCTGATAGTATCTCTACCACTACAGATGGAGCAAACTTAGATACTTCTCCAATCGCCTCTTGCTCAGTTAAAGGCTGTTTTCGATATGGCCTTTCCTCCGTGCAAGCACAATATACATCACAAGCGGCCAAAATTTGTGCCGGTAACGATGGCTCCACTCCATAGGGATACCCCCTGCCCCCCGGCCTTTCGTGGTGCTGACGTATTATGTCTACTACAGATTCCGGTACTCCAGCTTCATATGCCATGTTTGCGCCTGCCAAAGGATGCGCCTGCATAACGGTAAGAGCATTGGTTCCTAATTTGTGTTTTGGTTCTACATGCCAGCTAACCGGCCATTGTGACTTTTCTATATCGTGCAAAAGCGAGGCCATAAGTAAATCTCTCTCTTCCTGCTGAGAGAGCATACCAGGCGGTAGCTCCGAAACTACTTGGTACACCATGCAAAAAACATACAAGGAGTGAGGCAAAACAGTTTCTAATCTTTTCGCAATTTCTTCATAGTTGTACCGCATAAAACCACCTCTTAGTTAAAACCAGAAAAAACAAAAACCCGGATTTCTTCGGGTTATATGGCTGCTATTGCGGTTTTTGCACCTACAAACAACACGGTGCAAAAACTCACTGTCATCAAACAACAAATTAAAAGTTCTTTTAAAAATATTTCAACCACCTCTTTCTTTACCCCTTAACAAGCAAATTTTGAAATGGTACAGACAACCTAGTGTTATCTGTACCACCCTCTTTTCCTGTGGATTTTTCTAAAACCCTTCAGCAAGAGAAATGCTTTTTTCAGTATCTAGCAGCAGTTCTCTTAATTTTTGCTCTAACCAGTAAGCAGAGTAACCCCCTTCTTCTAAAACTTCCTTGGCCAACCTATAGGATTTTTCAGCCTTTTCCAGCAGGAGATCATCGCGCTTGACCTTGCCTTTTGCAAGATCGACTTGTTCCTGCATCTGGCGGGTTGACCATTCGTTGTCTGCGGCCACCGCAAGCCAAAAGTCGGGGTCGCTTGTATTGGCAGCTATGCGGTGATGCCGCCAGGACAGTGAGGGAACCCTTTTCGACTCATCAGGAAACGCTTTGAACGTCTTTGCCAATTCCCTGACCTGGGCCGCAGAACAACCCAACCATGAGGCAGTTCGCCTGACAGATACTCCCATTCCTTCGGTGATGGCTAGGCAAACTGCTCCTTTTGTCCATCTGGTATCATCTTCGCTTTCCTGCACTGATATAAATAACTGAATCAGCTCGTCTAAAGTATATGTGCTGGAACCTGGTATTTCGACCTTTACTTCTTCAGGAACAGGCCAGCCTATGCGTGAACAGACATCTTCAATAGATAACCCTTCACGCTTGGCTACAATAGCCACAAATGCTGGATATAATATCTTGCCATCGTGTGCCGCACGATGGCAGTCAAAACACAACTGAATTAAGTTTTCTGGAATATCTGAGCCGCCTAAACTGCGGGGCCTGATATGATGAGGTTCACCTGTAGCTTTTTTCCCGCAGTATTCGCAGTAGTCCTTGCGGCACTCTTGAATAGTCTTTTTTGACTTTATACGGGTAGGTTTCGGTATCACTGTTGCCCCTCCTTTTTGAACATCCTAACCACCCTGAAAGTTATTGCAGGGTTACTATTTATCAATCAGAAAAAAAGCAACCCCCGACATTAGGCCGGGGGCTTATTTATATCAGGGGGGTACGCGCGTACAGGTTAAAAAACTGCCGACACAAAATAGGTATACTGCGGCTTATTGTCATTATATCACAACATATTGTCAGTTGTCAACTACGAAATGCTGTGATTATATCATCGATCATGTCTGTTTTTTCAACCGATTCGCCATCCAGAATGGCATCTACCACACTCCTTTTTTTCTGCAGAGTGGATATTATTCTTTCATCAATAGTTTTTATTCCATTCACACTAGCGATTAAGCACCAAACTGTTACGCTGGATTTTTGACCGATCCTGTGGAGCCTGTCAACCGCCTGATCGAAGTCCGCTGGTCTCCAGGGATATTCTAGGAAGGCTACATTTGAGGCCGCTGTCAAGGTTAACCCAACACCTGCCGCTTCGATAGAACCGATAAATAAGCGGCAATTAGGATCGTTTTGGAACCTGTCAACTTCACTCATTCTGTCTTTTGTGTCACCTGCTACAACAGCGCACCCAGGGAATTGTTTAGCGATTCTTAAAATAATATCCCGGTGATGGGCAAAGACAACTAATTTTTCTCCCGACTCTAAAAAGTCCTTTATCCAGTCTATTGCTGTATTTAGTTTTCCGTAAGCTGCAATCTGTTTTAGATAATTTATTTTGACCAATGCTTCAGCTTTTAAAGCAGCATTTAATCTTTTTCCATCATATACTCCTTTACGGACCTGTTCAGCCAACCAGGATATAAAAGTATTCTCAGCTTTTATATAAGCATCCTTGTTGGAGATTTCTATCGGAACCACAGCGTATTGTTTCGGCGGCAAGTCCTTTAAAACATCTTTTTTCAGCCGACGGATCATCACTGTACTTTTTAATTTTTGATTAAGCTCATCTAAATGAGATCGCCCGGTAAAATCCCAGACTACCCTTGGTATGCCCCCCCGGGTAATGATCTCTTTTTGATGCCCAGCGCAATATCTTTTTCCGTATGCGATATAATTGCCGAATTCATGCGGGGCCAACAGGTTAAGTAAAGGATATAATTCTATTGGCCTATTGAGTACTGGAGTTCCTGTCAAAAGGATAACGGATTCAGCATTTTTACAGAGTTTCTTGAAAGCCTTTGACCTGTTGCTCCTTGCGTTTTTTATGTAATGTGCCTCATCGCCTATAACAGCTTTAGGCTTTAAGACAGGCTGCCATTCTTTAAGAATATCGTAGTTGATGATAAAGATACTCCCTTGGGTTTCTTCAGGGGTCTTACCGGACAGAGCAACAGCCTGGTTTTCAGGACAGTCCTCAAGAAATTCCTCACATTTACGGAGCCAATTTATTTTCAGTGAAGCCGGGCATACAATAACTGCCGGTCTAAGGTCTTTGCGTGCCTGTAGATAGGCTAATGCTTGGATTGTTTTTCCCAGTCCCATCTCATCGGCAATCAGCACCCTATTTTTTTCAAGGGTGATTCTAACTCCCTCTGCCTGGTAAGGGTACAACTTGGCTTTGAAACCTTTCAGGCTGGGCTTTGGTTTTTCGTACAATTCAAGGACGCTGGGGGATATTTTAAAACCCATCTTTGCTAGTGTCTCAACTGCAGAGGGTGAAACACGCCATCCCCGCACACCGGGGAGCCATGTTGCCCCCGGTAGGCTGCGAACAACTTCTACTATCCTTGGGCTGTATCGGAAAAAGACAACCGGCTGGCCACCATGTAGGGAAACCCTGCCTGTGATCTTTTCTAATGGTTGCGTCAATCTAATTCACCCTTTTCCGTAAACCTGCTTATCTCTTTTTGAAAATCAACCTCGATAATACCTGTGGCTCCGTCCCTTTGTTTGGCTAAAATCAATTCAGTGCTTGTCCCTTTGTGAATTAAGATTACTACATCTGCGTCTTGTTCTATGCTTCCAGAGCCACGTAAATCCGATAGCTTCGGCCTGCCGCCGCGTTTTTCTGAATCTCTTGAGAGCTGAGAGAGTGCCAAAACCGGCACATCTAATTCTCGTGCCATTAATTTTAATTGCCTTGTTATTTCTGATATTTCCTGCTCCCTTGTTTGATGTTTGCCTTCAGTTTTTAAGAGCTGTAGATAATCTATAACCACCAGATCCAATCCGATTGACTCTTTCAGTTTTGACGCTGACTCATAAACCGCATTCACGGTCTGAATAAGGTTATCGCATACAAATAGATTCATCTGCTTTATTTTATTGTGGGCTTCTTCATCCCACATGAGTTCGTCAGGCGTTTTACCTATCAGGGAACAGGCGGCTTTTCTCACCACCTGACTGGACTTCATTTCAAGAGAATAAAACACAACCTTGGCCGACATCGACGCTTTTGCCGCTATTTGAGTTGCCAGGGACGACTTCCCCACTGAAGGTCGGCCAGCGATGACGATCAATTCTCCCCGATGCATCCCGTGTGTCCAGGCATCTATTTGAGGTAAACCATAGAGTATACCCCATTCCAGGTCATGTAACGCTTCATCAAGAAGATCGCCTGCACGAATGAGTGTGTTCTTCATTCCGATAGCCCTGTATTCCCTGATGAGTTCCTGCGTTCTGTTTAGGCTCTCGTTTACATCCCCTTTGCCCAGGAACATATCTCTCATGCAGGTATAGAGTTTTCTCATTACGCTTCTTTCTTTGACTATACGAGTGCAAACTTCGATTTCCTCCGCTGTTGGATCGCTTAAAGCAGCACGTTTGCTTTGAGATATTTTCAGCCGGTGCTTCAGTATCTCAGGCGACACA